CCGTAGCGCTCCCGGTTCTGGTCGTTCACGGTGGTGGCGGTGTCGAAGGCCAGGCCCACGCTGGACTTGGCTTGTGTGGCGGCATCGCCGGCCGCGTTCGGGTCGGTTGCCTCATCGGCCAGCTTGGTGATGTAGGGAGCGAACCGGGCCTTCCAGTCCGTCCACTGTGCGCGGGAGAGTTGGCCGAGCAGGCTTGAGGCGCCCTGGCTGCCCTGAAATGCTCTCTCGGGGCTGACATACGTTGGCGTAAAGGCCGGCTGTCCGTTCAATCCGTACTCCATCAGAATCCCCCTCCATAAACCGAGTCGTTCAGACCGTAGTTGTTGGGCTCGGTGTTAAAGTCCGTCTCCATGCCGTAACCCTCCGGGGAGGTCTGGCCGCCCCCTTGCATGCCGTATCGGGTGCCCGCCCCGGCCACGGTGCCGACCAGTTGCAGATTGGCGCTACGCCGGTTAAAGGCGTTCTGCGCATCCCCGATGGCGTCGGCAGCGGATTCCTGCGACAGCCGGGATAGGCCGGCTTGCGCCTGTCCGGACTCGCCCTGCCCGATGGCGACGACGTTCTGCAGCCCCCGGACCTTCTGGCTGTCCTGCTCAAATTGCGCGCGCCCCAGGTTCTCGCCGCCGGCGTCGGCCACATCCATTGCCAGACCGGCCTGCTCGCCCTGAAAGCGCCCGCTGTTCGGGTTGATGCCCGCTTGACTGAGCCCTTTGGACAACTGGCCTTGCGCCTCGCTTTGGGCCTGCGTTTGCGCCTGCATGGTCCGGCCCCGGATGTAGGACATATTGCCCTCGGAGTCCATCTGGTCCACATGGGCCATGTATTCGCTTTCCAGAGGCGCCAGATTGTCCTGCGCAAAGTTCCACTTTTCAGCGGCCACCTGCGCCAGATACTTCTGCTCCGGGGTGTCTTTGATATCGTTATCGCCGCCGCCGCCACCACTCATCTCAGTTCTCCTGTAGCTGGTTCAGATAGTCGCTCAGAGTGTCTTCGTGAAAATGCGCCCTGATCTGTGGACCTACTGACTCCATCCAGGATTCACCGCCGACGAGGTAGGCGCACTGCACCACCACGCTGGTGAGTTGGTCACGGAGTACAAAGGCAATCGTTTTGTAGTGCTTGGAATCGCTACGCTCCAGAATCACGCTGTCGCGCCAGTCCTGCAAAGCTGCGCCCATCAGAGGCCGCAAGTACGGCTCATGTTCCCGATAGAAGGGATTGGCGGGCAGTTCGATCAGGGCTTTCCAGAACGCGGAAATGATGGTCGCCTGCGGCACGGCGCGGTCGCCGTCAATCAGGTCGTCCAGGGTTTGGGAAATCTGAAATAGGGTCTGGCAGAAGCGAATGGCCGGAGCGTGACTTCTCAGAACCGTCTGCAGAAATTGAGCTTCGTCATTTCGCGGCATTATAATTGCCCTGATGTCGGATCTCGTGGAATTATTTTACCATTTTGGCTTACTTTCAGCACGTATATTGCATAAACAACGTCCGAACGGAAGCTGCGCTGGCAGTGGTCGTGCTGCCAAAAGAAGATTCGGTTAATGATTCGGTAAGCGGTGCGCCAACGCGGCTTATGCCGGTTGAGGTAGCAGCGAGCGGAGAGCGTCATATCCGGGTTGCCGGACAATAGCGCACAGTTGATCCCCTGAGAGAGCCACGCGGCCATCCCACCAATCCAGTCACGCATCGGGTGATCCTCAGTTAAGCCAGAACGACAGGTCGGACAGCTGCGCCGGGGTTGGCGTCGGGTCCAGTTGCTTGAATTGCTCGGCCTTGACGTGCAGCAAAGCGCCACGGGCGCCACGGTTGGCCCGGACCTCCGCATACACTTGTTGCAACTCGGCCTTGGTCAGATCAATGAAGGTGTTATCGGCCCGTTTCCAGGTCAGTCTGCCGTCGTGCAGAGTGGGCAGGCTGTCGAACTGGTCAATGGAGCCGAACAGTCGCGCGTCGCTGCGCTCGTCGCAGTCAAACGTGCCGAAGGACGTGGTGACCGGGGCGGTTTCGTGGGTGTCGCGCCAGTCTCTGATCTGCCCCCACGTTGCAGGACGGTTATCCGGATTAAGTTGCAGGGACCGCTTCAAGGGTCACCTCCTGATCCAGATAGGAAATGGCTGAGAACTTCAGTTTGTAGGTGCCGGCCAGATCGACCGAGAACCGCACTTCGCCGTCGGTGACTTCATCGGTCTGGCCGTCTGGCCATTGAACGGCTGTACCGGCAGGGATGTTGCCGATCACGCACTCGTCAATGCCGTCGGCAATGATCTGGGTCGGAGTCATTTGCAAACTGAACGGCTGGCGCTGAAATATCAGGCCGCCATCAACATAGGCATCCTCAAAGGATAGGGTGCCATCGTGTGCGATAGCGGCCATATCTGGACCGAAGTCGCTGGGGTCAACGCCGCTCAAGGGGCCAAGCCCCTCCATGAGGATTTTCCCTGTGGTTGTCTTGTACACGAAATAATTCATTAGCGTTTGCACCCTACCGCTGAAAGATGGCCGTATGCCGCGTAGTGATCAAACGCGTTGGCGGTGGCCCCGTAAAATACCAGTTGTATCGTGTGGCCTCCCGGCGCCAGGTTGCGCACGCTCGACAGGCTCACGCCGGTTGTTTGGACGCTGGAGTGCGCAAAGGTGGCAGCAGGCACTCCGTCAACGCGCAACTGCAGATAGCAGGTTTCTGGTCTGGTGTTATCGCCACCAGACTCACCGGCACTGACCCGGGCTCCTGCCGAAATGTAAACGGGCTGGGTCGAATTCGTGCCGTGATTAAATGTGAAGCTCTGCACGACAATAAGCCTTCCATCGGTACTGCCGCCGCCTCCGACTTGCGTCTGAAGAATGGTTACTGCTCGCCCCTTGATCTGGAGCGTATCGACGTAGGCATCGCCGGTGAAGATTTTGTTGCCGTTGATCAAGGTGGTGCCGGGGCGAATCCAGCTTTCAAACAGGCTGGTGTCTGAGCCCTGCGCCATGGCCAGCAGGTCGCCGATGTCCTGACTGGTGCCGCCAATCTGCAGGTTCTGACTGATGTAGCCGGTATTCGCTTCGATGCGCCCCCGGAAGGTGCCGTTGTAAAACTCGACGGTGCCGGATTGCTGAATGCGCCAGCCGGCACTGCCCGCTGCGTAGTTGCCGGACTGCGCATCGCCGTAGAAGGTGGCCGCGCTGGCCACCGCCAGATTGTCCACATCGATATAATCGGCTTTCAGTTTCCCAGATACAGTGGTCACCGGGACACCGGTTGCCGTGGTGATCTTGCCGAAACTGATTGCCCCGACCATGCCCGACTCAATGTAGCCTTCCGGAATGTAGGCCGGGACGTTGATCACGAACCGCTTGTAGCCTTCGACTTCGGCGTAGCCGAACACCAGTTGCGTGTCGCGCAGAGCGTCCATGCTGGCGTAATTGGCGTCCGGGTCGAACTCGGTAATGGATTGCGCGGGGTCGATGAAGTACACCGCGTCCGAGGCCACAATGAATTGGCTGCCGGTGCCGTCGTTGGACAAACCAATGCCGGACACGTAACCGTTGACATCCAGTTTCACGGTGTACTGCGCCGAGAGAATGGCAATGTCGCCTTCGGCGGACTCCAGGGCCGACACTTCGGCCTTGGTCTGGATCGCGGCATAGTTGTCATTCACACCGGCGGCGACCAGATCAATGCGCTGATCCTGGCTGGTCAACTCGGTCTGCATGCCCGGAATGGCCTGAATGGGGGTCAGCAGCTCGGCGGCCAGCTCCGACTCGCTGACCTGCCCCTCGATCTGCTCAATGATGTAATCCGGGTCGTGCAGCGCTTGCGCCACGGTACCGGACGGATTGTTCACCGGCCCCTCAACGCCGGCCACCGATGTAAAGGAAATCCAGTAGTAGTAGGTTTTGATCGTGGCATCGTCGCGCACCACGTCGGTGTAGAACGAACCCGCCTCCAATCCCACCAAGATGGCGTTGGCAAAGTTGTCGGTTTCCGCCCGGTAAATGTTGGTGTAGGCATGATTGCCGTACAGGGTGCTCGGAATGTTCCAGTTCAGATCAATGCGACCGTTAAAGCCGCCCGTGGCGTTAAAGCCGGCGGGGGTGGGTGGCGTGCTCAGATCCGGACTGCCATCACCGGGCTCCACCACCACGTTGCCGCCGTTGCGAACCGGAATGTTGACCTTGATCACGCCGCCGTCCACCAGATCCCGGATGGTCAGCTTCCGGTCCAGCGGATCCCCGCGCACTCCTTCACCGGTTTCAATGATTTCCTTGATCGCGGTGACCAGCGGGCGCAACTCAACCGGCACTTTCGGCGAGACTTGCGGCAAGGTGCGTCTGCGGTTGTTCGCCATTACACCAACTCCCCAGGACTTGTTGCCAGTTGCACCGAGGCGGTTTCATTCACCCCGGACAATTCCACCTCCCAATCCCGGGCCAGCGCGTAGCCGGCCGGCATCCGGAACATCTGCGGCGAGGTGATGGCCTGATCCAGAATGGTCTGGCCGTCGGCATAAACTCGCAACTGCACCGGGTAGTCGTAGGCAATGACCTTGCCGCAGGTGAAGCTGGCCGAGCCCGGCGGGATTTCGTGCTTGCGTGAGCGCCAGGTGAACGTCTGCGCACTGCCGGCGCCCCACTGCACAATGTCCGCGCCCTGAATCAGGTACAGCGCGTCTTCGGACACGTCGAAATACCCGCCGTCGGCTTGCGTGTCGTAGAATTCGAAGCCTACGCCCGGGGTAAACAAGAAGCTGCCGGTGTCGGTAAAGCCCAGATAGGCGCCGTCGTACAGATAGCCGTGGATGGTGGCCGGATTCAGGTCCAGCCATTGCTCACGACTCATCACCTGCGAGGTAATCACTTGCGCCTCACTGCCGCCGATGGCCACCAGGCCGTCGTACCCGGCATAGATCGCATACCCGCCCATATCGACCATCGAGCGCTTGGACAGGCACGGCTGATTCACGTCCAGTTCCATCTGCGCCATGGCTTCAGGCGCCGAACCGGTCACCAGCCAGGGCTTGCCGGTGGTGGCGACCACCAGCCCGCTGCTGATCGCGGCAATGGCGACAATCGGATCCGGAAAGGCCAACTGGTAGGTGACCGGCCAGGCGTGGGGCAAATACGGTTCACTGAAGGCCAAGGTGTTGTCGAAGAAGCCGGTCAGGATGCCGCCGGGCAGCGTGGTCAGCCCTTGCAGGCTCGGGTCGGGGCCGTCCCAGGTAATCGACTGCAGGGAGGCGCCCAACTGCTCGGATAACACGTTGTCGGTGTAGTTGCTCGTAGAGGCGGGAATCTCGGCCACCAACTGATACGCACCGCCGCTTTCCACGCGGTACAAGCGCTTTTTGGTGATGTTCAGATTCGCCGTTGGCGTGGCCGGCAGGGTGACTTCCACCTCGCCAAAATCCGGATTGTCGGTCACGTCGTCCCAGCGAAGGATAAAGCCGGAGGGGTCCGAGGGCGGGCCTTCCTCGCCAAACTCGGTGACCAGCGTCACCACGTAGGCGGTTTCAATCGCGGTATCCGGCACAGTGCCTCGATCAGCAGGCGCGGCGACAGAAGGGGCCGACTCCGGCGCAGGAACCCCCATCTGGAACCACGCCGACGGATACGGGGCGGTGCCGGCGGTGAGCTGGGCAATGGAGCCCATTTTCGGGGCGCCCTGGCCGGTCCAGTACACCCGCGCATACGCGTCACTGGCAATGGGCGAGCGCACCACATCCACGTCGTATTGATTGCCCCAGGAGAACCAGTAACCGGCGCCGTTGTTGCCCTCATCGTACCGCCACAGGGTGGCCGGGTCGGCAATGGCCGGCAGGCTTGAGGCCAGCGCCACGCCCTTGTGCGGTTTGAGCGTCCCGCGCTTGAGGTCCAGATTGCGGGCCACCTGCGCGTTGTTCTCTGGCAACAACCGGGGGTCGAGAATCGGCACTTCGCCCCGGAAGGCAGCGTGTTGAATCTTCATTC